AGCGGTAGAGCAGTTGGCTTTTAACCAATTGGTCGATGGTTCGAATCCATCACGGCCCACCAAACAAATAAAAAAGCCACCCTTTTGGGTGGCTTTTTTATTTGTCCGTGTAGCGCGCCGGATATTTCTGGACGGTATTGCACTTAGTACTGGACAGTATTATCGGGTGGTTTAAATCGAGAGGCCGTTAAACTTGTTTTAACGGCCTTTTAATTACCTGTTAACATCGCATCAAACTCATGCAGTAAAGCTGCCACTCGACAGTTTTGGCACCTGAGCGATGTTATAAGAGGTTTTCACAGTCATTGTTTGCGATGTGTCATCCCACACTCTGTACTCGCTCGTAATTGTTCTCTCGGGATTCAGCGTGGGTACTGTGTCAGCATCGAAGCTTAGGCCCGTTTCGTTCTTAAATAGCCACTGATCACCTGCAATCATGTCATATGCGTAATCTGCCTGAACAGCTATATAACCGGGTTGAGTGCTTCCGTCTGGAACTGTGCCGCTGAACTCTACATAGTCCCAGCCGGCTTCTGATAACAGTGTCACGTTTGGCAATGTGATTGAGCCGGTGTCGTCTGTGACGACGAGATCTAAATCAGTGCGGCCTCGCTTTATTGCGATGCCCGCAGGTACTGTAATTATTGGATCGCCTCCATTCCAGTCAGTTATCGTCAACGCCTGGCCGTCGAGTTGCACCACTTGAATGATTGGGCTGATATCAATGTCGTCTGAACTGATCACGAACTCTGTACCGCCTGCTTCGATGCTGTTGTCGCCATCGATGTCGATGATCGAGCGAGATGCCGCGGGACGCAGTGCTAGGGTGATGGTAAATGATTCACTCCCATCAGTACCGCCAGTGTTGCCCCAGTCGGCAGGAGACTCTAGACCTGCTGCGGCTATAGTTCTGTGCGCAACGGTGACAAATCGGCTATTACCGGTGCAATAAACCGGATCAGCTGTGTAACTAGCTGGCGCACCTGGCGTTAGCCCGGCAGAACCTGACATCGCAACAATTGACACGGCGTCATTAGTGACAGTTGTAATAGATTGGTTGGGCGGCGTGTCATCATTTGAATTGTGCGCACGATGGCCTGTAATAAACACTGCATCCAAAATTACCGCATCAACACCTCTCCAGCATTGCATAACAACGCCCAGATGCTGGTTAGTAACGCCGTCACCGTGAGTGAATACGTAGGATGCAGGCTCAGAGCTTGCTGTACGGGCAAAAACAGCCTGCCGAACATCAGACCCTGTAGAGCTGCCAATCTGGCCTATCAACGTCCAGCCAGCCGGTGTGGGCATTGTGTTCTGATCGTCACTGCCGCTGGTAAATGCGAGCAGTTTGTCGTTATCAGTAACGCCGGCAGGGACATTGACAGACAGCCCAGCCGCGGCACTTAGATAGCCTTCATTTTTTGTCGATGCTATTAGTGATATTGTCATGCTGCCTCTCTGTTACCTGCACGGAAATAGGCGTTGATATAGCGCGCGCTGTAGTTTCTATCCCACACGCCATTGCCCTGTTGCTTACATTTTTCCATAAACTCATCAAGCGTTGCTGTCTGGCCGAGCGATGCCATATAGGTCTCAATCGTTCTGTCGGAGTCAACAAAGATTATCGGCGTTGTCGTTGAACCGATATCGCCTGTGTTGCTATCCCAGCCAGCTTTATCGGTGTCTGACCCGTTGTAGTTAAACCATTCTGACGGGGGGCGAGATGAGTCGTACTTGTTGTTTCGATGCGTAATGCCCGCGATAAGCTCCCGCTTCTTAACGACCTTGCCATCGGTGTTGGCGTTGCTGATGATGTTATGGGCATCGAGCACATTGCTCATATTTGCACCCTGAGCGACAAACGATATGGAACCCGCGCCAGAGCCTTGGCCCACCGGTGCGCCAATGTCGACATCAGTGTTTCTTGTCATCGCAACATTGGAGCAGTGCCCTGCAATTTCTCGCGCATAGACATTCGTTAGAGTACTAGATCCACATTTAAAGCTCAGTTCTTGACCAATAAACCCGCCATCCCAGTCCTGATAATCATCACCCCAGGCCACATTGCGATTGGTCGAGTTCCACTCTCCGCTTCGCGTTCTTACATTGAGACAGAGGCGAATATCTCTATATCGTGGCCCATCTTCAAAGTCGTCATTGCCTCCAGCTGAGATACCGACATCACCACCGATCATCAGATTATTTTTGCCCACAAAATCCCAGCACTTGATCACATTAGTTTGACCCGCTATAGGTGGGTTTGCTGTGGTTTTGATGTGAATGCTCGAAGGTGCAATTGAGATATTATTTCTCACCAGCGAGTTATTGGGGTTGGCTAGATACATATTGTGATTGAAGATCGTCGCCTCGCCTTCGGCTTGTGATGGATTTAGAGGGTCGACGGTCTGCTTGAGCCAGCCGTTGTGATAGAGGAAATTCTCTTCAATAATGTGCGTGGCATTGCCGGAGAATATACCCTGAGCATGGGCCAGCTCATCGTAACAATTCATAATAATATTGCGGCGGATAATCACATCGCTGCAGAGGCTGGCAGTGATCCCGTCGATGCCATATTCGAGCCAACAATCTTCAATGAGCATGCTCCGGGTTCCAACCTGATCATCAAATAATCTAATACACTGAGTGCCCTTCACGTTGCCCCACCCAGCGAAATCTGCATGCGTTGGGTCTCTGAAAGTGGGCAGAATTTTGATGCCTTTGATAGCCGTATATTGAACGTCGCCAAATACTCGAACTGATTTGTCTTCGGTGGGGTTGAGATGCGGTCTAGCGCCGGCGCCATAAGCTGCAATGACCGTTCTCTCGCTGACAGACCGCCCTGGTGTCACGTCGAAGTGGCTGGCCGACAGTGGGTACGTGCCATCGCGCTCGTACAGAATCCAGTCGGGATAACCCGGTCTTAGTCTAGCTTTAGCAGCGTCCGGTGTGCTGTAGGCATTTATAACGCCCGGGCTGTCCCAATTGTCCACGTTGGGTAGTGTCGCTAATGTGTAGTCTTGAGCTGTTGCGTCATTGCCTGACTCGGATACAAAAATAAGCCGCGAGTCAGCTGACGGCGTTAGTACGCTAAACCCGAGGGCATCCTGTGGGTAATAGTTAAACAGGCTTTCGATCGCTGCAGCATCGGTGTGCGGCGTAATACCATCAAGCACCACAGGGATTCCAGTGGTTTGGTTAGTCCATGTAGCCGCGATGGCATACATTCCATAATCACCATTTAGCGAGGGAACTCCCAGAGAATCAATTGACACTAAACCCGAGCCACCGGCATCCCGCGGCGCTGTCGCTGTAAACGTGATCGGATCGCCAACTTCGATGGGCAGCCCGTGCAGCATTGACTCTGGCGGCACATCAATATCAGAAATGATTACCTGCCCCGGGGCGGCGTAGTTGCCAGCGGGGTGGCTTCCTCGCATGCCAAAACCTGGGCTATTCGCAATTGCCAGCGTAGTCATACTGTATCTCCCGTGCCTGTGTGCACCTCTGAATTGATATCGAGATTGCTGTGAACAATATGCGGGTAATAGGTGCCAGCTGGCGGTTGGCTAAATGTCGTTGATTTCACGCCTGTTGATGTCACATCGATGGTGCCAGCTGCGGTGCCGGTACCGGCTTTAATGGCGGCAACGGTTGGCGGTGTGGCGCTCGTGGTGATGACCCAATAGATAGTGCCGGTGTCTGTGTCCGTGGTGACTGACAGACCGCTCATTGGGCCACTGGCACCGCTGCCAACATGAGCGGTAAAGATCGACGTCATCACCGGTCGCAGCACCGGTTTCATCATGGTGCTATTTTTCACGGTTACGCTCCTGCGGCCAGCACGTAGGTGATGGTGTCATTGACCGGATTGCTTTCAGATCGCAGCCGGTATTTAACGCCGGCCCGCGGCTCATTGCCGACCTTGCTATAGGATGACTGTTCGCGAATAACCTCGACCGTTTCTACGGTGGTGAAGTCATCCTCTGAGCATTCCAGATGAAGTGCATCGGCAGTGTGTAGACCGATCAGCGCGACTCTAAAATTGCCCTGTAATACAACTCCGGCGGTGGGTGTGTTATTGGTGATGGTCGCGTATGCCATTGCTCAATTCCTTTTCATTAAATTAGTGGGTTATTCTGGCCAGCCGGCATCGATGTCGGTGTTGATATCGACATCGATATCGGTTTCCAAGGAGTCGCTGTGTGCGCGTATCGCTTTAATGCGATCCCAGATGGCGGTCATCGCATCCAGCTCGGCTTGATCTGGTGCTGACAGTGGGCCATTGATTCTTTCGTCGCGCTCTAGCTCCAGCGATCGGGCGATCATATTGCGCTGCTTCCATTCCGAGGCGATGACAACAATTTTGTTATTGGCGATGCCTTTGGTTTGGGCCTTCAGCTCATCGGCTGTGAAGCTGTAGTCCTGGGCAATCGGGTTGCCGTTGCCATCATCAACGATGGCCTGGCCGTTGGCTTGGGCATCCATGAGTGCCTGGTGTTCTGCGCTGGTAATCTCGACAGCGCCCGCGGGGATCGTGGTGTGGATATTACTGTCATAAAATCCGATTGTTGCTGCATCAAAAAATATAGTCATGGTTAATACCCTATTGCGAACATGCGAAAATATGTTGTCTGCGAGAGACCATTGGTTAAATAAAACGTGGTTGTGCTTGGTGTAACGGTGCCAATCGAGCAGTTATCACTAAAGCTGGCATTGTTGAGTTCGTGACTCGCAATCACTTGCCTGCAGGCATTGGGAAACGCCAACGGGAATGTTTTACCTTGATTGATTGAGTTTGATGTTGCCGAGAATCGGCCCCACTGCAGAATCAATCCACCAGGTAACTTTAGGTAGCCATTAGCGGAGTTTAGCCGCGCAAAAATATTGCCCAGATTACCTGGTGTTATTGCTCGGCCTGTATCGCTAAGTGCTGCCGCCTCGGTGTTAGTCGACAGTTCGACAGCGCCTTTAGCACCTGAGCTGGCACTGGGCAGCCTGGCTGTGGGTACCGTGCCGGCATTTAGATTGCTTGCGTTGCGAAGAAATGATGCCTGCAGACCGTCAAGCAGATCGGCATCCAGACCAGTACCGGTTCCATCAACTGTTAATAGCTTGGCCAATACATCCGCAGCGGTATAGGCCGAACTATTGAGTTTAGTCGCAATTAAATTGGTCATGGTGGTGGCAAAGTTCGGGTCATCCCCCAGGGCGGCCGCCAACTCATTCAATGTATCCAATGAGCCTGGTGATGCGTCCACCAGAGCCGCTACCTGTGCCGCAACATAGGTGGCAATCACATTGACCGCAGGCACTCTTGAGGTATCTGACCCCGCGTTCATTTCGGTTTGTGTCGCCAGCTCCACCAACCCCTGTTTGCTGGTTGTGGCTTCAGTTAAGTTCAGACTATTCCAGATTTCTCGCCAATTACTCCAAGCACTTATATAGAGGGCGCGGGAATATGAATTACCGGTGTTGTAAACGGTATACCGCTGATAGGTCATTTGCCCATCTTGGTATACCTCCAGTAGACCTGCAGCATTTAGGGGGTAGTTTGAGCCACTGTTAGCGTTAGCATTTGAATTTTGATGGTACCAACCAGTGGTTGTGTAAGTGTCTAAATCAACCGAGCCAGGAATATCGGTTTTCTTGCGAAAGAACAGACTGCCATCGTCACCCTGCAATCGATCAGCATCTAAACCGCTACCGGCACCATCGTTCCCAGCATGCCAAACTATGCTACCCGAAACTCTGGCATGACCAAGCCTGTTAATACTAAACACCTGCTCCTCATAATCGCCGTCACCATCCATGTCGGCGAGTATTGAAAAGGTATCACTGTCGTCATTGCTCCGCAGTCCTATCACAAGATGACCATTGCTCGGCGCTTCAATCAAACCGCCAAAATTAGAACCAGAGACTAGATTCCCTACATTTGTATTATTGCCATCATAGGATCCGTATAAAACGCTACTAATGGTCACTGGTACCAAAAATGCTTGCGCTATTTTTTGTTCAATCGCCTGCCGCAACTGCGTTAAATCACCTTCGCTGGGTGTTAAGCCGGCATTGGTAATCACATGGATAATTTCATCAAAGATGGCATTCTGTTCGGCCGCCCGATCGATACTGGCTGGCACACCCAGGCTGGGATTGCCGTCGGTAAATTTACCGGTACCTGGGTCTAATTTAACTGCGGGATCTGCTGGGTATTTCATAGTCTGCTCACGAGTAGTTAAAGATTAAAAGGCGGTGACTTTGCTTGATCGCATTCAACGCACACTCAAGAATTTCATTGCCCCAGGTGGCATAGGCTTCGCCATAAAATGCGCTATAAGTGCGCTGATCAATGGTGTTGTCTGTGGATTCAATCTGGATCACATAGGCGGCATCGGCCGTGGGGATCTCTGGGTGCCCTGAAATGGCATCGCCCTGGGTATATTCGGTGATGGTGATGACATAACCCAGATCCGCTGCGCGATCGATATAGGTCTGGCGCGACTGGTTGGCGATACCGACCATCTTGTTTGTGAGCATTTCGCGGCGCTGCTGCAATGTGCCCAATTGGCCCAGGCATGGATCTGGCAGACCCCAGTCGCCTTCCCAGTCTTCGATCAACTCAATTACCGAGCGAGGATCTGATTCTTCGATCAGGGCTTCGGCGCGCAGTTCAATACGCTGCAGTTCCTCAGCCATTGCCATGCTGATATCGCCAAGCGCACCTTCTGCTGGCCATGCGTAGCCCCTTGGCAATAAAGCCAAGAGCAGGTGCTGGTAGTTATCTAAGCTCCTGGCCATGTGATTGTTCCTAGTACGGCTATCTCGCCGGCAACGGTGGTGAAATCTGCATTGGGGGTGGTTAGGCCAAAGTCATCTTCGCCGGTGGCCAGAGAAATGGCCTCGCGGATATGCGACAGCACAATGGTGCCGCCTGGCTCTGCTTCGCGCTTTAACAGGTCTTTAATTTCAGCCTCGATGGCAGCCTGTACCTCGACGGTGTTGGGTGTCAGTGCTGAAAATGTCATATTCAACGTCTTCTCAGTGGGTGCGACCACATAGACATTCTTGACCCCTGCAGGGCGGATATTGGCCTGGTCAATATAGTCGCTGACGGTGGTCACATGGCCGGCTGTTGGGATCGGTGTAGACAGGTCATCGGTGGCAAAGTACATCAGCACACTGCCGAATTCCTCTGCCTCTGCAGCATCCTTATTGCCCTGCACCCAAACGCGGGTGACATCGATACTGGCCTGCTTGGCCCAGGCGATATAGTCGGCATCGGCACCGCCCATTGGTGGCATCTGCTTGCGCTCGGCAAAGCGTTCGCGCAGGCGTTCGTCGGTCTCGGCATCGGCACCATTAACCAGCCCACCGGCCGCCACGGTGGCCTGGCTGTCGGCACCGGCAATGGGCGTGGTAAAGGTCAGCAGTGCACCGGCTGTTTGATTGCCTGCGGCACCGGCATCGAGGGCGGTTACAGCGATATCGACAGTGCCACCAGTGATGGTGCCATTGGCATCGGTCACATAGAGTTGATCGTCGGCGGCCTGCAGCTCGGTACCCGCGGGAATCAATGTTGTATCGGTGCCAGTGATAGTTACCGTGCCTGTGGCCACCACTGCGGCAATACGGGCAATACCAAAGACAGAGGCGCGACGCTCCAAATAGGTAATCTCGGCGCTGTCATCAAACAGCTGCTTGGAGAGAAATTCCAACAACCCGTGCAACCCGTGACTGGATCCAGAAAGTGCATTTACGATCGCATATTCCAGCGAGCCGCGGGAGTGTGGATCGCCGTTGCTGTGGCGCTCGATATCGGCGGCAATGCGATCGCGAATGGTTTGCAGTGTGGGTCGACTAAACGGCATTGGCCACCTCGGTTAAATCGAATTGCAGTTGTTGGTTATTGGGCTGGGTCAGGGTTACCTGTATTGCCAGCTTGTCGTTATCCAGCCGCTCGGTGAGCACATCGATAGCAATCACCCAACCGGTTTGCAGCATCCATGCCAGGGCTTCCAGGCACAGGTCGCGGGCGCGGTTGATCACCTCGGTGGTCAACTTGCGGCGGTAGAGTATCCACAGCAGTGACCCCAGGCTGTCGCCGGTATCGGCGAGGAACATATCGCCCCAGTGGCCGCGACGGTTGTCGGTGTTGTCTGGCATCAGTTCGTTTTCCGGCAGGCGCGCATCGGTAAACAGGCTAATCACCACTGCCTGGTGCAACCAGTCTTTGGTGCCGGCTCTGTAGCTTTTCAGTTGCACGGTCATTTCACTGTCCCCGTATCGCTGCTGCCACTCTGCACATCGGTGTGCTTGTGGCTTTCATCAATCGACTTGCCATTGGCGGTTACTGTGCCGGTAAAGGTGGTGTTGCCGTTTACCGCTACATCGCCATTAATGGTGCAACCCAGCGCCGTGGTGATCTCGATGCCGCTGCGGCGCAGCACAATGCTCTGGCCCTGGTCATCAAACAGGGCCACCTCGCCCTCGGCGAGATCCTTGAGCCGGTTGCGGCGATCGGAAATCATCAGCGCCAGGCTATGGGAGATATTGCCGCCAAAGGCGACCACGATCGCATCGGCCCCTTTGTGCGGCCGGCTGGTAAATCCGTAGGGTTCGCGGTGCTCGATATCGGTCAAGGTTTCATCGGTACCGGTTTTGACCTGGACAATTTGTATGCCACCGCTGCTGTCTGTCAGAGTCAGCACGGCTAACCTGGTGAGCAGTCGAATGCGGTTGAGAATGCTGTTTAATAGTTGCATGGCATCACCCCCAGATATCCGCTTCGGCCGGATCCGGCAGTGGCGTTAAATCAAACGCCTCTTTCGGTACCACGGCCAGTTCAGTGCGGGTGCCATTTTCATCGAGCAGCATGGTCACGCTGCGGATCAAGCGATCGCCTTTTATGCCGAGTAGTTCGTCATCGATAGGCACCAGCTCATTGGGCATCCATGTGCGGCCGCCATCTTTCTGTAGCCAACCAGGGACGGTGATAATAGTGCTGCGCGCTCGGCCAAAGTGGGTATTGCGCGCCCACTCGGCGCGGGTCTGACAGCCTGCCTTGTCGGTGGTGGTTTCGCTCTCGATCGTCAGTGGTCGGTAGCGGGTCACGCGAGCATCTTTGGCGCTGCCCTGGGGAAACGCTGCGCCTTCAGCACTGAGTAGCAGACCGCCTTCTTGGGCTTTAACAAGGTAGGCACTAAACAGTTGGCTATGGTCTATCTCGGCTTGGGCCGATTTGATATTAACCCCCAGCTCCAGGGCGATATCGGCGCGGCCTGAGCCTGCTGTGGTGATCAGTAGATCGCCGTTGATATCGCTGACAAATCGCACGGCGCGGATCCGCGCCAGCTGCTCTAAAAATTCCCAGATTGGTTGTCCCGCGGCCAGACGCACAGATTTAAACTTGGCACCAATATCGGTTTCGCTGGTGACTTTAATACCAAAGGCACTGGCCAGTGCTGTGGCAATCTGCAGCAGATCCTGCTGCTTGTATTCACGCTGCGGGATACTGCAATCGATCAGATCACCTGGCTTGGATCGGCCGCGCACCCGCACCGAGTGGCTTTTGGCATCGTGGCTGGGTTCAACAGCATCGATATAGCCAGTGATTAACAGTTCGTTGCCATATTTCAGGCTGCAGGCTTCGCCGGCTTTTATTGCCCGCGGTTCACCTTCGCCCCAGCGATCGGTCAGGGTGATATCAAAGGCATGGGCGGCATGTTCAATGCTGCGCAGTATCGATACCCGCTTCCAGCCCTGGTGCAGTTGGTCACCGACGTTGAGGATTAACTCAGGCATCGAGCACCTCCAGCGGGATCCCTGAAGGTATAAAGTTCGGGTACTCAATATTATTGCGGCGCACAATATCCGCCTCGCGGCTGGCATCACCGTAGAGTGTGTGCGCGGCCACCAATGCCGGCAGGCTGATATGGGCGGTATAGCTGGCAATGCGCTGCAGCTGGAAGCCGTGGGCCTCGATATGACGGCTGAAGGCGGCCTGCACATCTCTAATGGCCACATACAATTCATCGCTGGCGGTCTCGGCCAGCACATCCAGCTCGGTAGTCAGTTGGTCGCGAATGGCGATCGCCTGGTTGTAGCTATCGAATGGGCTGTCGACATTGCTTTGCACAGCCAGGTTCTGGCTCTGCTCGGCGATCGATTGAATAGTTAGAAGCGAAGCCGCTATCGAGTAAAGCTCTATGAGCGCTGCTCGGTTAGCGGCTTGCTGTTGGCGGGCCTGTGTGGTGGTAACAACCGTTTCGATATTGTTCATGGTTGCCACCATTTCTGACTGTATAGCCAGGGGTGTTTGTATATCTGTTGACTCGCCGACCAGATCCCGAAATGCATCGATCATATTTTCGGCGAGAATCTTGGGGGTTCTGATCAGCGATAAAAAGCTGTCTTTCATGCCCGACAGGGTGAGTAAAAAGCGCGTGGCAATACCGGTGTACTGGCCGTATTTACCCAGCACATCGAGGCCGGTTTGATACCATTGCTGGGCGGTATCGAGTACATAGGCGGCAAAGCCGGTGACTTTAAACTTGTCTTCAAAGTCGTTTTGTACGGCGGTTAACCCGCTGTTAACAGCCTGTGTAACAGCCGATACAGTGTCGGCCTGTACCGCGGGTAATTCCTGTTTGCCGGCTAGAACAAACACCAGGTCAAAGCTGGCCATGCCACCCTCGCGGGTGCTCTCAGTCCAGGTCGATTCATCCAGGGCAATCACTTGCATGGCACCGCGGCGCGGGTGAACTAATGTGCCTGGCCCAGACTTGTTAAGTGCTTCGATCAGCTGGTCGCGCTCGGCCATGTAGTTGGCACCGAGCACAAAGGCGCGCAGGCGCAGCGGCTTGGCTGTACTAAGGCCCAGGTCTTCAGCCCAGTGGTTGTCGCGCTTGGTGTATTCATGCACTTCAACGCGGCGGCCGACATTGCCGCTGGTGTCTTGCCAGAAAAACGGTACCCCGCGGAAGGAGGCTGGTTGTAAGTTATCGCGCCAACTCATCATAGCCCCCTAGCCTAAAACGGCCATCGATGGGCCAAGTCTATGCTGGGCTTCCAGATCCACACCTGGCGATCGGCTATTCATTCTGGTTACTCGGCCTGGCCCCTGGACTTCGATGGTCACAGTGCCAGACAGCTCCTGCTTTTCAGGCTTGCGGTCGAACAGATCTCCCAATTTGTCGCCGGCAAACTCACCGGCAAAGTAGCCACCCAGGCCACCGATGCCAGCGCCGATCGCTGTGCCCAATCCTGGCAATATAAAGGTGCCGATCGCTGCGCCGAGTTTGGCACCGGCTGCGCCGCCGGCAATGCCGCCGACCAGTTCGGTGCTTTGGTCGAGTTTCTCGCCGGTGGTCAGTGATTTGTCGGTGGCAACGCTGGCCAGGTTAACCGCATTTAATCCGATCGCCAGTGGCGTAACAGCACGGCCGGCACCGCCGACAAAGCTGCGCGCACCCAGGGGAATTTTATTCAGCAGGCCGCGGCCACCAGAGGCGAGTTTCTGCGCCAGGCTGGGGGTAAATCCACCAAACAGACGGCGGCCACTTTTAGCGGCTTTGCCGGCCTTGGCAGCGCGGCTACCAGCACCCACTACACCACCAGCACCGCCTATTCCACCACCTGGCATATTGACCACAAACACTGGAGTGGCACCCGCAGCACCGGCGGCACCGCCCAGATCACCGAGCAAGCCCTTGCCGCCTTTTTTGCCGCCACGGCCTTTAAATATTTTTCGACCCAGCACCACACCACCCAATAGCAGTGCGCCCTTGGCTGCGGAATCTAAGAGTTTGGTGGCGGTATCTTCGCCGACCAGATCAACGGCTTCGGCCGCGCCTTTAAGTGGGTTGGAGAGGTTGTTGTCGGCGACTTCGGCACCGGTGTTTTTCAGTGACTGCAGGGCTGCCTTGGCTGTTCGCGCATTGCGGCCGGCATCTTTAATAATTTGGCTGCCATCACCGCTGACAGCGAGGAACTTTTCCATGCTCGGCAGTGCGCCATTGTTGGCATTAAACTCCAGCATAAATGCCTGCACGGCGCGCATGGCGCGTATATCAAATATCTTGCCGAGGATCTCGATATCGCCACCAGTGGCTTTCAGGATATCCTGCAAAATGCTGGGTATAGGGCGCGCAATTTTGGTGCCTTTTTCCAGTGCATCGATATCCCAGATTTGTATGCCGGCTTGCTGCAGTTCACCGACTTTTTCAATGGTCAGTGTCGACAGCATCCGCTCGAAAGCGGTGGCGGCTTCAGCGGCGCTGGGTGTGGTGCGTCGAATAACCTGCAGCAGTGCGTTCATCTCGCGCACTGCGATCGGGCCAACTCTGCCGGTGCTGGCATAGGCGGCGGTAACGCTGTTGCCCTCGCTGGCCAGGTTGCGCAGCTCGAATGCTCCGGCCTTACCTAGCAAGGCTGATTCGTCGAGCACTTGGAGCATGGCCTGGGCATCGCGGATCTGGAATTTTTCGTAGAAGTTGGCAACCAGGGCACCGGCATCGCTGCCAGCTGATCCGGTGGCGCGCATCAGCAGGCCAATATTGCGCAGGTTGTCCACGGCGACATCGAGGTTACCGGTCTGGGCAATAATCTCTTTCATTGCGCCCAACAGGTCGTTGCGATTAACGCGAATATCGGCACTGTTGGCAACGTCGAGGATCTGCTGTTTAACCTTGGCCAGCTGCATATCGGTGATATCGGCATCGACGGCCAGCTGCTGCAGGTCGGCATCGAAGTTAATCACCTGGCGGGCGGCCGCCGTTAATCCGGCGGTGGCTATCAGGGCGGTGTAGCGATTGCCGATACGATCGAGTTGGCGGTCTACACCGGCCAGTGAGCGGCGCAGCACCGCAGCACCACGCTGGCTGGTGCGGCTAAAGCGGGTGAACTGCTGGCCATAGCGTCGGGCCTGGCGCGGTAAATTACCGGTCAGGTCAACGATAACGGAGGTACGCAGGTCACCCATTCAGATCTCGCTTTAAAGTTAAGAGTTGTCGCAATGTCATGTTCAGCAGTTCAGTTCTGCTTATTGCCGTGCTGGCGGCAATGCGGTTGATGCCTTTAGTCAGATTGCTTGCCAGCACTATCTGGTCGCCCCGATTGCGTCACCGTCCTGGACGCTTTGTTGGCTGCCTGTTCCAGCTTGGCAGCCTGGCTTTGAATCTCTAACAGATCCTCGGAGGTCAGTTTGTTAAAGATCTCAATTTCAATCGGGCCTTTAATTTCGCCAATGCTGTCTATTTGGCGACGCAGCAGGTGCACACTGACCAGGCTGGGGCTAATCACCAACTGTGGCTCGGTGATTGGCTGGCCGGTTTCATCTAAGGCCACTGGCACCATCACAACCTTTTCAGACTCTTCATTGGCGGCAATAACATCACCGGCGCAGGGTTCACGCAGCACACAATTGGTGTGTGCTGTGTCACCCTGGGAGATACCGGTTTTGAGTGCGAAGTCGACCTTTGCCATTAGCTGATTTCCTCGACGCTAATGGCTTCCATCTCGACATCAAAATCGCCATCGGACAGAGACACTGGCCCAGTAGTGCAACAGCCCCGCGCAACATAGACATCGCCATCATCCGAGGTGATGGTGACATTGGTGTCGACCAGGTCACTGAGTGCGCGCTGGGACAGACCTGGCTGCTTGGCGATTTTAAATTTTAGCTTGGCGGTTTCAGGTTCTTCGGTGTAACCGACCACGCCCACATCGGACTTTTTAAACTCGCGGTTCGAGCCTTCCGGTGAAAATTCTGCACCAGGCATGGCATGAACACGGCCAAAGCCTTGCAGGTCGAAATACAGCTTTTTTGCTACTCTCATGGGTTAGCTCCTTAAACTACAAATTGGCTTTTGCCGGCTACAACGCGCAGCTGGTTAACCAGGTTGGGTTGGTCGGTAAAGTTGAGGCGATTGCGATCGGCGATATCACGCTCGACAATCAATGTGGCTTTGTATGCGTCATAGCCCTCGACCCAGCCGCGCTCGATAAGATCTGAAAACAGTGCCAGCAGTTCGCCCTTGGCGGCCTTGGGGGTAATGATTGGCTGGCCGGCACTGTAGTTGGCTCCGTCATCGGCGAGCTTGTGGCGCGGGTAGCGCAGTCCAAACATCTGGCGCTGCTCGTAGCGCAGGCGCGAGAGTGTTTCTGGGGTGTTAATGTCCAGATAACTGGCATCCGCCTGGCCAGCACCGTTGGTCTGGTAGGTGGTAACCTGGCGCTCGATTAACACTTCGCCGGAGGCTGACACGGTAAAGGTGGCAATGCCGTCATAGAGCAAGGTATTGCGCTCGGCGCGTGTCCAGCGATCGCCCACTGCCGGCCCCAGAATGCCGATCAGCGAGAGGGTCTGCAGCGGCCGTGCCGGATCCACAATCAGTGATGTGGCTGCGACAGCGCAGTTAACCGCGGCCCACAGGTACGGTGGCTGTGGTGAGTCACCGGTGCCGATAACCGACAGGTGCTCGTTGTTAAGGCCATTGCCAAAGGTGCCAGTGGCGGCCAGGGTGCCCTGGTAAGCGGCAAAGGCGCGGCCATCGATTTGGCGCATTGGCCCCCAGCGATCGTCCAGCTCGGTATTGAGCGCAGCCAGGTTGGCGGTGTCGCCCCAGGGCATGGCAATCCAGTTGTACTGTTCGTCGGCCATTGCAATGATTGCTGTGGCGATATCGGGGTTGCCGGCACCGGTGGCCATTGCACCAAAGGCGATGGTCAAACCGGTTGGCATGCCTTCACCAAAGTAGTTGCTGCGCAGGTCGATATCGTTGCCATATTCGCCTTTGTGCTTGGCGGTCAGGTCAACCTGGTTGGTGGTGCCGCCATTAACAACTGCAGAGACTGGGCAGTCGACCGAGGCGGTAATAGCCGCAGCGATCGCCGTGGCGACATTGTCGGTGGTGTCGGTGGATGTAACGGCCACCTGGATACGCTCACCGCCAATATAGAGGCTGTAGGTGCCATTTTCGGTGGGGGCATTGCTGACGGTGATGGTTCCGGCTGCGGCTGTGCCGGCACCGTTATCATCCAGGGCGATGGCCCACAGCTCGACTGTATTACTGGCGGCCAACATGGCGGCGCACATAACGGCCAGCATGGATCCGGCACCAAACGCAGCGGCGGCTTGTTCTTTGTCGGTCACCAGTGTGGGTACACCCTCGGCGACGGTGCCTGCAGCCAACCGCTGGCCGAGCACAAGCATTTTAAAGTTTTGGCTACCGGCGTTGGCGAGGCTGCTGTCGAACTCAATGTGCACACCCGGGGTGCGCAGATTGGGGGGAATTTGGTTAAATCCAATCATCAGTTATTGCTCCTTTTTGGCTACAGCTTTTTTTGCCGCGGCAGGTTTGGTTTTTACAACATCGCCATCTTTTAGCCGGCGCAGCCAGTAGGCATTGCGCAGCTTGCGTTCACCTTCGGCCGCCAGTGGGCGCTGGGTGAACGGGTCGCGCACGGTCAGGCCATCGGCTGGCTTGATAAAAACGTGGTCTTCTTTACGTAGCGTGGTAGCCATTTCAAACTCCTTTTTGGTCCGATTGATATCGGGGCTATTGGTCCAGGGTGACGGTGTCAGATGCCAGGGGAATATCATCACCTTGGTCATCGGTGTAGTTGCCTGGCTCGGCAAAGTGATCGCCGTAAACCGTAATAAAATCGTCGATGGCACTGGCAACAGTCTCGGCATCAAATGACATCACATGCCACCAATCCAAGAGCCACATGGATTGGTTATCGTTTTCCGCTGCCTCTATATACAGAGACTCGCAGCGCAGATCTTGAGTCTCGAGCACATCGTCTAAGCCCCAGTCTTGGCCACTCAAAAAAGTGCTGAGTGCTTGGGCAATTAGGCGCGCTTGCTGGTTGCGGCTGACCGATTTCTTAACCGATTTTGTGACGATGCCTGCGACAAATCTCACGCGATTAAGGTCTGCGCCGTGGGCACCTAACCGAGCTGCTTGCTCGTCATCAATTGCGCGCCAACCCAGGCAGCTCAAAAGCACTGCGGGGGCTTTAAAGCTGGTGCGCTCTAATTCGCTCCAGATAAATTTTCCGGCATGCAGCTTGATGCTGACTTTCATGGACAGCAGCTGGGCGGCAATTTGAGCCTGCATAATTGGCAATAACGTATCCGGGGTCATGCTGCGAGCCTCCGGTAAAAGTCGATAGTCATGTCGCCAATCTC